GACCAGCGTGCCATACGTTACCTTTTTTGTCAGTAACTGGCTTTAGAGTTAAAACTGCTTTCATTGAGTTCTCCTTCATTGGAATTGGGTTCATCGTCTGCGTAAACACCGCATCCAGATGAGACTATAGCAAGAGCAAGAGACGGTTCCACGAAGTAAAACTCGTCTGCTCTAAATTGTTGTTTTTGTAATATAACTGTCTTGCCTATGTAAACTTCACGCTTCATCAGGCTTTTCCCCACACATCGTTCCAGCTACCTGTAACAGCACCCTTCGCATAGTCTGTAACTCTTCCTTCGAAGAAATTACCGTGAATTGGTGCGTTGATCATTTCCTCGACCCATGGTAGTGGATTCTTCTTGCGTTTGAAAATGCCCTTCAGTCCGAGAGCAATCAAGCGTCTGTCCGCGATGTAGCGAATGTATTCCTTGACTTCTTCGGCTTTGAGATTTCTCATGTCCATCCCGTTGAAAGATAGATCAATGAACTTGTCCTCTAACTCTACCATCTTCTCAGCGATAGAATAGATCTTGGATTTCAGTTCATCGTTCCAAATCTCAGGATTCTCTTTGACATATTCCTTGAACAATTTCATCATGTTCTCTGCGTGCATAGTCTCGTCAACGATTGACCAAGTGACGATCTGTCCCATGCCCTTCATGAGTCCATTGCGTGGAAAATTCAGCAACATGATAAATGAAGAGAACAACTGCATACCCTCTGTGAAAGCTGAGAATACTGCAATGTGTTCTGCTGTAGACTGAACAGTACCATTCTTAGAGGAAATCTCAAGAACGTAGTCGTGCTTGTCCTTCATCTCCTGATACTCCAAGAATTGATTGTAAGTGCTCTCAGGTAGTCCGAGAGTTTCAATCAAGTGTGAGTATGCAGCAATGTGTAATGCTTCTCTAGCAGAGAACCCGAGCAACATCATTCGGACTTCTGGTTGTGGGAAGTATGGAAGATAATTCTTCACATATGCTCCTGCAACGTCGATGTCACCCTGAGTGAAGAACCTGAAGATATTCGTCAGGAATTGCTTTTCTTCTGCGCTGATTTTCTTCTTCCAGTCTTGCACGTCTTCTGCCATGGGCACTTCAGTATGTAACCAATGTGCCTGCTCGTGTTTCAACCAAGCATCATAAGCCCATGGGAATGAGAATGGTTTGAAATATTGACGTTCGTCTGTCAGTTTGAGATGTTGTTTCATGTTATCCTTCACACGCTAGACATGTGTTTTCGTTGTTAGTTAGATCTGAGAGATTAATCTCTTTGATAATTTCTCGTTCGATACGCTTAGACACCTTATCAGCTTTAGCGATCTTATCAGAGCGACAGTAATACATAGTCTTCAAGCCTTGCTTCCATGCTTGGAAGTGTACAGCGTGAATGTACTTTATATTGCTATCTGGTCTGAAGAACACGTTAAGTGACTGGGCTTGGTCGATATATTCTTGTCGATCAGCAGCATGCTGTACCACCCATCTCTGGTCAATCTCCATTGAAGTTTTAAACACGTCCCTGTCCCAGTCTGACATCCAAGTAAGATGCTGGACAGAACCATCATTAGCAATGATACTCGACCATACTTCATCATAATCAACACCTTCCTGATTTCTGATGATCTTGTCTAAATATCTATTACGTGTGAAGTGTGAACCAGAAAGTGTGTCCTGTCTGTATGCGTTCGCACGGTACGGCTCTATACTAGGAGAAGTATTGCCCATAAGAATAGAGGAAGAAGCGTTAGGAGCAATAGCCATGAGATGACTGAATCGTAATCCAGTTCCCTTAGCGTCAGGTGCTTCACCACGTTCTTGTCCGAGTTGTTTGTTGACTGCGTCAAGTTGACCTCTGATGTGTTTGAATATTAATTTGTTGCGACCAATCGCCATAGGAGATTCCCAGGCTATGCTGTTCTTTTGCAGGTAAGCGTGCCATCCAAGCGCACCGATGCCAATTGATCTTTCTCGCATGGCGGAGTACCTTGCTCGCTTGATTGAAGAAGGAGCGTGATCAATAAAATACTGAAGAACATTGTCAAGAAGTTCTGCAACATCACGAAGAAAAATAGGATTCGATTTCCATTCATCGAAGTACTCCAAGTTCAAAGAAGATAGGCAGCAAACTGCTGTGCGTTTCTCGTTGGTAGGTAAAATGATCTCAGAGCATAAATTTGATTGATGAACCTTCAGTCCTAAATCCTTCAAGTGTTGAGGGAGTTTACGGTTAGATTCGTCAATGAAGTGAATGTACGGTTCGCCTGTTGTCATGCGTAGCTCTAGCACTTTCTGCCAGAGTTCTTTAGCAGACACAGTGTCAACTACTTCTTTAGTGTGCGGATCTACTAGGTTCCATGAGTCGTCGAAATCGCTGTCTAACATAGACTGCTCGATAATCTCCATGAATGCGTCAGGAATATTCACACCGTGGTGTAGATTCAAAGCACGCATGTTCTGGTCACCAGTAGGCTTGCGCATCTCTAGGAAGTTCAAGATGTCTGGATGATCAATCGACAAATACGCAGCATAAGAGCCACGGCGAGTGCGACCTTGACGATACGCTAGTGAAGATGCGTCGTAAGTTTTCAGGTGCGACATCACTCCTGTAGATTTCTCTCCAGAAGATCTGATACCGAAACCAATGCCGACACCACCTCCGAGCATGCTCAGCCAATTAGTCTCTGACAAATTCTCGACTAATCCCTCGGCAGTGTCTTCAATGTAATTGAGGAAGCAGGAAATTGGCATGCCATTCTTACTGCGACCGAATGAAAGGATTGGAGTGGAGTATGACAACCAATGTTTACTACTGTATTCGTATAATCTTTGAGCGTGCTCTGGATTACTAGAAAATGTTTTAGAAACAAAAGCCAATCTCTCTTGTGGACTAGTCTCTTGCTCTGTCATGTAACTTTCCTTGAGACGTAGTTTGCCTAACTCGTCAAATAGACTGTCTCTGGAATAATCTACACGGATACCGTGAACGATATCTTGTTTGTTCATACAACTCCTTATTTTGGGGGATAAATAAAAATACTCTAAGACACTCCGAGAATCCTCAGAATGCCTTAGATAGATTTACTTAATTACTTAAGAATCAATTTAGCGATTAAACGCCAGCCAAACCGTCAACGATCTGTACTGAACCGCCACGTACATCAGCCCAACCAGTGTTGGTGATCATACGGATTGCCAACATGTCTTGTTGGAACAATGAAGCGTTCAACGCAGGACCTGTTGAAGGAGCGTCGTCCATCTGCAATGCAGCTGTGTCGCTAACTGCGAAGTTAGGTGAACCCAAACCGAAGTAAACTTCAGCAGCGTCAACCAACATGATGCTGTCAGCAGGAGCAGCATTAGATACCAATACGTCCATACCCATCAAGCGACCAGAAGCCAACTCAGATTGGAATACGAAAGAACCAGTAGCAGTCATAGTCATGCTCAAACCTAAATGTACAGCAGGAGTCATGATAGCGACTGGCTTGCTAGTACGGTTCTGTTGAGACATAGCTGTGATAGCTTGTTTCAATGCAGCGATAACTTCTGCAGTTGTCACGCCAGTAGCTGTGATAGGTGTTACACCTGCCAACAAACCAGCTGGAGACAATGGAGTTGCAGCAGCTGCAGAGAATGCTACTGAATCCAACAATGCTGCTGTATCACGGATGATAGCGTCACGTAGGATTGGCTCGATCGCAGGAGTAGACTTGCGAAGGATCTCTGAAGTTGCAACAGTGATTACACCCAACTTGCTTGACTTGATAGTCTTACTACCGAAAGATGTCTTCTTAACTGGAATTGATTGACCTTCGCCGATGAAAGCGCCAGCCAATGCAGTTGTAGAACCAGCATAGAATGGGATGATCACTTCGTTGTTACGGTCGAATGACAATGACACGCCACCTTTAGCTGCCAACTGTGGCAACAAAGCCGCAGGACGTAGCAACTCAAGGAATGAACCGTAAGATTCACGAACTAATTCTTGTGCCCAACCAGCAACGTCTGTACGTGCTTCTGCAGTAGCAGCTTTAGTTACAGCGAAAGTACCAGAGTCTTGACCGTATAGAGCTTCAGCAGCAGCTAACTGAGTGATACCTTCAACTTTAGCTTTAACAGCAACTAGAGCTTGCTTCTCGAAAGAGTACTCGCTTGCTGACTTGTTCTTGATGAACGCAGGAGCTGACTTCTTCACTAGAGACTGTTCAGCCTTTTCTAATGCTTCGATCTTAGCTTGGTCATCTTCGATAGACTTAGTTAGAGTCTCGATAACTTCTGTAGAAACTTCTTCACCGCTAGCAGCTTTTTCTACTAATTGTGTTAGTTCTTCTTTCTTTTCAGCCAATACATTTTTAGCTGCTTCAATTTTGTTTGCAATCATTTTTTATTTCCTTAATAGTTCTTTAGCTTTATTATAAGCCTTGAGTAAAACTGGATCATAAATCTTAACTTTAGCTTTGAAAGCCGAGTCAGGATTAATGTAAGTGGGTTTATCATGTTTAGAAAGAAGAGCGTTAGCCTTGTCCAAAGCCACAGAAATGGGCGTAGGTGTGTCGTCGTCGATATCAATGCCAGAAGTGGCTCCATCGATGAAAACTAAAGATTTGACTGTATTCTCATCTATTTGTAAAGTTTTAGCGATACGAATCGCATTTTGGTTTGCTGGTACAGACACGAGGGATACCTCGCGAAGTACAGCTTTGTGCACAATCATACCTTTACGTGGTCTTCCATGTGCATCTTTTCTCTTCTCGAAATTCTTCACTGAG